GATTGTATTCCCAGTTGTCTGCAGCGATAGCACCTAAAGTTTCCAATAGACTTTTAGAATATCTATCGTAACCATTTTCTTGAGCTGTTTCGTCTAATTTTAATTTAAATGCTAATTGAGCCATTATTCAGTTAATTTAAATTTATTTAAATAATTTGTTAAAGTTGTTCCATTTGAATCTGCTGGATTATATTTACCATTTGTTTTTAAGAATTTAGACATTCCACTTTTACCACCTAAATGAGCTACAGCAACAAGACCATTCAATGTAACTAGAACACCATTAATTTCTTTACCTATATATTTATCTAATCCTCTGCTATTTATATAAGTAACTATATCGCTAGTATGCCAATCAAAAACCTCATCTTGTAATTCTGCGTTTTCTAAAAATTCTTGTTTTGTAAAATCTTTACCTGTTGCTTTTTTAAAATCTGTAAGTCTAGCATCTCCAAACTGATACGCACCCATATAACCTTCTGAGTTTACTACCATATAATTATCAGAGCTTTCAGATTGTTTCATTGCAACTTTAAAATTTTTATCAGCCGAAGCTAACATTACTGTTTTTTCTTTTTTTATTGATGCTTGATCATCACTATCTGGAAAAAAATCATTTAAACTCATGTTTAATTTTATGTCAGTTCCCGGCAATGTGTAAGTATTGTCATCAAATTTAAATTCTAAAAAATCACCTTTATCATTTTTAACAGGAGCAAATTCTCCATCTGGTAAAATAATACCAAATATTAAACCTTCTCCATCAGATGTATTTCTCCACTCACCATTTTCTTTAACATTAATATTAAATTCACTTTCTATATCTACTGTTAAAGTATCATCTTTCATTGAACCGAAAGCTACCGCACCCCATATATCTATATAATGATCTTTTATTATTTCTGTTTTTGCAACAATATCATCAAGATGACCATCTAATAATCTTTTACCATCCCATATTTTAGGAATGTAATATGATCCTTCTATTTGAAAGTTATCTTTAATAATTGATATAGCTTTTTTTCTTGCAACTACTTCATTAGTATTTTCAGTAAACATTGTATTTAATGTATAATACGTTAGTACCTCAACAATATTATCCATTTGATCTACAGTATCTGCACTATTTGCTCCTGTATTTTGTGCAACTATATCTTCAAAAAGTCTTATACCTTTACTTGTTCTTATATCTTTTTGTAATTTTTTAAAATCAACACCATTTTCATCTCCCCATTTTTTTAAATTTTCTTTTTTCTCTGGAGAATCAATAGATAAAAATGCTGCAGTTAATTCTGGATTTTGAAAGTAAGATGAAAGGATAGCTGTTTCTGGTAAACCATCATTTAATAATTGTTGAAATGCTTTATTATTTAAATCACCAAATTGTAATTCTAAAGTTTGCAACATTGCTACTCTAGTTTTTTCATCACCATTTTTATAATTATAAACAAATCTTTTTGATTGATCAGAGGTCATAACTTTTTGTTCAAAATTTGGTACACCTAAATCTGTTTGAATTTTAACTAAAGTTGTTGCTAATTCTGATTCTAATATATTTTTTTGTTGTTGATCCTCTGTTGATTCAATAGTTTTTAAAATAGATTGTACATCTTCATTTGTATCTACAATAAATTTTACAGGATCACTTGATAATAACTCTTGTCTATTTTGTACAACACTATTATAATACTTTTTCTTTTCTTCACCTACTAAGAAATCAATAGCACCCGATTGAACTTTAGTATCTATTTCAAGTTCGTATTGTTCTATAGTTTTTGATAAGTCTTTAGAATTTATTGTATTTAAAATTTTTACTTTACTAATAGTATCATCTATTACTTCTAATTGATTTTTCATTTCAGTTACTGTATCTGCAGGTAAAACTTTTTTAGCAAAATCCATATCAAATGGTACAGGCTCTTTACCTAGAGCCGCTGCAGCTACATAGTTTTTCCAATCATTATTAATTTCTGGAAGTAAAACATTTTTTACATTTGTTATTAATTTTTGTCTGTTTTCTAAAGTTAAGTTTGGATAAAAATCTTCATTTAATAATTTTGTTAATGCGCCTTTAGGATCATCAGTAATATCTTTTGTTGCTTCGTATGCTTCTATTTCACCCGGAATACTATCTATTAATGTTTTTAATTGAGCATTAGAAATTCTACCACTATAATTATCTGTATAAAGTTTTGTTAAATCTGTTTGTAAAACACTGTAATCAAATCCACCTTCTGCTAAAAAAGCAGTTGTTAATAATCTTTCTTTTTTTAAATTAACATTATTATCTAATTCAGTTATAATATTTTTTGATACCGCACTGTTAGTTCTAAATATTCCTTTTTGAACTTCAGCTAAAGCATAATTATTAAATAAAGTTTTTGTAGAATTGTTAGATGCTAATCCAGAATATTTTTGAATTAATGCGTTTGATTTTTCTTTTACAATACTTTGTGCTTGTTCTTTATTAGCCAATATGTTTGCTTCTTCATAAACAGATTGCATATCATTAATAAAATCATTTTCTAATCTTAATGCTTCTGTTTTATTTTGAGCATCATTTTCTTTTATTTTAAATTTAATAACAGCTTCAGTTGCAGGTGCTAATGCAGTAGCAACAGTTTGATTTAAACCCATTTGAATATTACTAGTAACTCCTGTTACTTGTTCTATTGTTCCTTCTGCTTGAAATTTAGGTATCTTTGGCATTATACATTACTCATTGTTAATAAACTTCCACCAACAGTAGATATTGTTCTTAGTTGTGCAAGTTTAGCTTCGTTTCTAGCCATTTGACCAGATATTCTTGCAAAGTTTGCTTGTTCTATTTTATTTGCTGCAGCAACATTTGCATTGTATTCAATTAATTGTCTTTGTAATTCTGCTTCAAAAGCATTTGATAATTCTATATTGTATGCACTACCACTACCCATTTCTACACCAGATTTAGCAAGTGCTACTTTTGTTGTACCTTCTATTTGATTAAATTTTTTATTAAATTGAGCTACGTCAAATTCAGCTTTTTGTTTTATTTGATCTGCTTGACCTTCTAAAACTCTAGCATTTCTTTCATTAACAGATTGATTAAATTTACCGATTGATCCTTGTGCTGAGTATTGAGCTGCACCTAAAAATCCTACTGCAAAAGGTGCTGCTTTTGAAATTGTTGCTGCCGCTGCTGGTGCCATTAAAATATCCTCGCATATAAATATTGATCGGATCCATCAAATCCCCATTTTTTCATAAGACCTTCTCTTTCTAAACCAAGCCATTCGGCAAATCTTTGACCTTCTTTAAAATTTTTTCTAATTCCAGTTTGTACTCTTTCTATATTGTGTTCTCTTGCAACTCTAGCAAAATCTTTTTTTATTGCACGAGCTACACCTAAAGGGTGTTTCCACATTTCTTCTGTTGCAATAACCCAACCTTCAGCTACTCGACCCCAAATCATTTTCATTCCGGCAGCAAAGATAGGTTGATTATTAATCATACCAGTAAATGCTAAGTTATCTTGCTCTAAATTTTTAGCATTACCTTCTACATTAATAAACTGTCTATCTGCTTCTAATACCTTATGGTTCATTTGACAGGATAATATAAACTGTCCATGTTCTTTTGTATAAGGTATTATATGTAATTTTTTATCCATCATTTGTTACTAACCTCGGGTATAATGATAAGATTGTCAGAGGTAAAGGTTGTGTTTGTCTAACAATCATAAATCCATCTGTATCATAATTTCCTCTAAACTCTACTTCTTTATCTCCTGTGAATGGTGGAATACCTTGGTCCATAGGATCACTTGATGTTCTAAAAGGAACTCTCTCCATATTACTTAGGTCGGGTCCTATCTCAACACCAACACTTTCATATAATCTTGCAGTAACTTCATATATTCTTTTTGTTTTAGCTTGTGATGTACCATTCTGCGCACCAGCATCTATTCTCATTGTTTTTAATAATGATGTATATCCTAATCCTACTTTGACATCACTTGCAGATCGGTCTAATGTTATTGAACCTGAACTAACAGTTTTATCTGGATGTGTTGCGCCATCTGCTAATACAGAAACTGTTTGTCCTTCAAGATGTGATAGTCCAGAAATAGTTGTTGCTGAAGCTCCACTGTAAGATAATTGTGAATCCAAAAAATTAAATGATGTGTTATCTGTTTCATCAAAATCAAATGTATTTAAATATTCTACATATCTTTTAGTTGCGCCATTGATTGTTCTTTTAATAATCATATACAGTTCATATTCACTATCTTCAGTTGGTATTACTGCAACAGATTCACAAACTGCATTACCACTTCCAAAAGCTCCACCAAAAACATGTCTATGCCAAGCAACTACTTCTTGTTCTCTTTGATATGTTAATGCAACTAACTCACCATCATCTCTTACACACCAAATAATTGCTAGTGGCTCTTCTTGGTATGCCATTTCTGTTATACCACCTTTAGTAACGTGTTCGGCAAGGATAGTTAGATCCGGAGCTATGTAACCATCTACATCAAAGTTGTAAGCAAGTTCTCTTAATTTTCTTTTAGCTCTTTGTACAAACAAAGTAGCATTAGCAACTGCAACAGCATCTATGTTTGCGGCACCATGGTTAGATTGTTTTTTAATTAAAATGTTTGTTGGTGTTACAGCATCATTATCTCCACCACCACTAACTGTAAATTCACCACCTGCAGTACCAATAATTAAAGTTCTACTAGCTGCCATAAATCGAATAGCATTAACTTGGTTTGATGCGATTGTATAAATGATTGCATCATCATCTGCTACAGTACCACCAATGTTTGCATCCATGTTTTCGTAATCACCAGACTTAGAAAAAAATACTGTTTGTGGTTGTGATAAAGTTGCGGCAAAAACTAATCGTTGTTCAAAAAATGATACGCAAGAAGGATGACCAGTAGTATCTGAAAACGCACCTAAGTTCCAATCAGTAGAAGCACTGGTTGATCCCATGTCTACTAATATTTCTATAGTTACATTTAATGTATCTGCTCTTGCAGTAATTTCTCCATAGCCATCTCTAAATCTAACTAACCTTCCAACATCTGTTGTTTGAAATCCTGTATCATTATTGATACCTGTGATTGCTGAAGCTGTTAAAGTTCTACCAGTTCCTACAGTGTGTGCCGAAGTTGTAAATGTAGTTGTAGATGTATTCGTATCTAAGTATGGACCATTAGTAAAATCTACTTCTGTTAATGTCCAAGATGTATGACCTGTTCTTGCTAACTTTCTAGTTTGATGATTGGGGTGTGTGATGTACATCACGTCAGCAGATTGTGCGAACTTAATATCAAAAAGTTCTGCAGTAAGATAAGGTGTAGATATTTCATAAGGAGATCCACCAGATAATATTTGACCATTATCTCTATAGAACCTCATGTACTGATTACCTAATTCTAAAATATAAGTTTGTGTTGTAGAAAATTCAAAAGGTATTAATCTTGTTTTAGCACTACTTGTTTTTACTTCAGCAACAAAAGTTGTGCCGGGTCTACGAGCTGCAGCACCATGTGGATAGATAACCATATTCTCTACAGTTGCGCAACCTGCAGAATATTTTGCTAAATCATTTCTACCATCTAATCTTGGTGATAATTCACCCGCTGTAAAATTTGAAAGTTGTGCAGCTACTCTAGCCATGTATTAGAACCTTGAGTTAATAAATGTACCAGCATCTATAACATCTGCCATTCCATCTTCTTGTGTAGTATTATATCCTTCAGTTGAATCAACAAATCTAGCATCTTTTAATTTTTCTTGATAAAGAGCAATCATGTTTTGTTGCGTAGTATTGTTAGATGTAATAGCATAAGCTATATCTGCAGCTAGTGCTGCTGATAATGTTTCTCTTAAATTTTCATCATATTGATTTGGATCTGTAACTCTTGAGATATATAATATCTTCATAGAAGAGTTATTAGATAATATTGATCTACCTTCTACTTTATGATCTGAATCATAATCTAATATTCTAAGTAATCTTAAACAATCACCGGGTAGATCATATTTAAAACTGTAACCCCATGCAGGAGTATCTGTTGATGATGCTAGTTCTACTCTTTGCTGTAAGCAGTTCCAAGGGTGTGATCTGAATACTGAATCTCTTACTTGAGTGTATCTTGAATTACAAAGTCTAGCATTTTTAGAATCTTCTGTAAGTGATAGGATTGTTGTTGCACCAAGTTGATTTAATGCTCCATTACAAATATCTACTGTTGATGCCATACTTACTCCATATTTCTTTTTGAGTTAATTGCAACTCATCTTTTTTCTGTTTAGTTCTACTATTAATATCTAATTCATTTATAATTTCAACTAAAGCATATCTATAAACTCTATTATCGTCTTGCCATTGAAAATGCAATAAATCTTTAGGTTCTTTGTACAATCCTAAGTTCCTAGGATCAAAATCACTTTTTGTCATTTTTTAGTATATATTTTCTTCTAATACTTCTATCGTTTTGTAGTTGCCAAATTTCTGCTTCAGTTCTTTCAAGTTTTGCATCAAAACCATAATGCACTTTACTTGTGTTTTTAAATCTATCTACCAATACATATCGGTAAACATAGTTACCTTGTTTAAAATGTAATACTGGTTTTAAATCTTTTATTTGTTTCATACATCCTAGGCGGGTTCCACTCTCGCTTTCCCCGCCTAAAATTCTAGTTATTAGTCAATTACATATAACATTTGCAACTGAATAGTACCAGTACCATTAGCACCTGCTAATGTAACTGTAACTGGAACACCATCTTTGTCAGCATCTGTTACTGTATTTTTACCTAATGCAATCGTGTCTAACACTGCAACACTTTGTGCAGAAGTTGAAGCTGCCGCAGCTTTATATTCGTCTACGTCTGCTGCTTCGCTTGTACCATCTGCTTTAGTGTGTGCTGCGTAACCTACAGAGATAGTAGTTGATGAACCTAACGCATCATAAGCTACTGAACCCGATAAAAGTCTCGCACCATTCGGTATGCTAAACATATGTATTGTTGATTGTTCTGCACTCGCTTCATATTCAGCAAAAGCTACTCTTACTCTACCAGCAAGTTCGTTTGCTTTTACTTTTTCAGAAGGAGTTGATGCAATCAATGCTTGTTGTATTGAGTTTGCCATATTTATATCCTCCTTCTATTATGCTTCGTGTGCTTCGATTTCAACTACCTTTTCTTCTTCCATTCTTGTAGCACCAATGCTCATGCAGTAGTACACTTGAGTAGCATAAGATTTGTCAGCTCTTTCGTCAATTCTAGCTGAAACATCTTTACCAACTGCTAATGTAATACCATCTTGTGCAAACGCGATACATGATCTTTTAGAAGATGCAATAGATAGTCTGTTAGATACTATAAAGTTAAAACCTAAGAACGAGTTGATTTCACCATTTGCTAATGCTTTAACAGTGTTGAAATCTGAACTTGTTACTTCAGTTGTTCCTAATAGATCAGTGATTTGTCTTGGGGATACCACGATAAATCTAGCGATTGATGGATCCACACTTGCTAAGTCGAACTTTTCTTTTGCAGTTCTTAACTTCGCAATAGTTAAACCATCAGTACCAGCTTCTGTAATCTTCTGTGCAGAAGGTAATACAGTTGAAGTTGATCCTGTTTCGCCAGTAAATGCAGTTCCTGTAGCGGCACTGATTACCACGTCATCCATTGCTCTACCCATAGCCATAGCTGCAGCTTGAGCATAAGATGAAGTTGGGTCTATTAAAAGACGTACTTTATCTTGTGAATCAATTAAATCCGCAAATTCGTAATCCGCAAGAGATACTCTTCTTCTTGCATGTGGAGTGTCGATTTGTGGAGTGTCAGAATGTCTGCTAGTTTTTAAAACAGCAGTTACACTTCCTACTTGATCGAAGAAAGCATTTTTTCCGACAACAGATTCCAGACGTACTTTGTCTCTTAATAACGATCCCATTTGTTGAGATAGCATTTGAATGTTAGCAGAATACTGCTGTACAAATGCTGTAGTTATTTGTGATGACATATTAGTCTCCCATTGTTGTGATTTATATTAAACAATCAGAGAAGTTATCCACCTGCGTAGGCATCTCTTGGATTTAAAGTCTTTTAGACTAGAAGTCTATCCCTTCTTGCCAGTAAGGTTCTTTTTAGGAATTGTCTTACTTTTAATCCATTTATAATAATTTTCGCAGATTGGCAAGGGATCATTTTTTTGAAACTCTGTTCCATTCTCTTTTACGATCCTTAGTATCTCCAATTTAAGCTCTTCGTTATTTAAGTGATCACTTTCCATCATTCAACATCTCTCTTAAAGTATAAACTTGTTGAACTACTTTGTCGTGATCTGGATGAGACTTGTTCCAGTATGGACCATTAATATCATTAGTAATACTTGATATTTCTGTTTCAATATCAGAAACTGAATTGACACTTTCGCTTTCAGTTGTAACCATCTTATCTTCTGACATCATACTTGCTATCTTTGCAAACCCTTTAATTATTTCTGGATGATCACCAAGTCTGGTTCCATTTGATAAAGTCATATCTAATACTTCTGAATTAATATTTGCTTTAGCAATCGCACCAGCTTGTTTTACTTTTGCATCAAAGTCTCTACCCCATTCTTGTCTTAGCTCTTGCTCTGCTTGAGCTTGTGC